GCCACCAGTAATGAGTATTATGATGAAGTTAATAAACGAATTCGTACGGAGTTCCCTCACAAGTTTGAGGAAACCACCCCAACGAGTCGGCCCGCCCAAGCAGTGGCTCCTGCTAAACGCAGTACCAAGTCTGGGCGCAAAACTGTGAGACTCACACCTTCACAGGTTACGATAGCAAAAAAATTGGGTGTGCCTTTAGAAGAGTACGCGAAATATGTTGAATAACGTGGAGCAACAATGACAACGAAAAATAAAAACACTGATGAGAATCGTGAACCACGCGAAGCCCAAACTCGCGAGAAAAAACAAGCGAGAAAACCATGGGCACCACCATCTGCACTAGATGCACCAAACCCCCCCGAAGGACACGTTCATCGATGGGTGAGAATGGAAGTAAGAGGACAGGACGATCGCAAGAACGTCATGGCCAAACTTCGAGAAGGCTGGGTACCTGTGAGAGCAGATGAATACCCGGACTTTGAATCACCAGTAGTCGAAGAAGGTAAATTTGAAGGGGTAATTGGAGTTGGTGGGTTGATTCTATGTAGGATTCCTATCGAAACCGTACAGGAGAGATCTGATCATTTTGCGTCTAAGACGCAGAATCAGATAGATGCTGTTGATAACGATATGATGAGAGATGGAAGTCATCCTTCAATGTCTATCAGTAGACCTGAGAGACAATCTCGCGTAACAATTGGTGGAACCCAAAATTCTTCACTGAATAAGGGTTCTTGATTTTAATTCTTGGAAATTAGAGAGAAAGAATGGCAAATGTAGACAAAGCCTTTGGCTTAAATCCCTATAAGGGAGTCAGCTCCGGTTCTTCTGTTCAGATAGTTAACAAGTACAATATTAGCACTTCTGGGTATGGCACAAGCATCTATCAAGGTGACATAACTATATTCGCAAGTGGTTTTATCAACACGGCGGCAGCGAGCTCTGCCAATATTGTTGGTGCGTTTTCGCATTGCTACTATGTTGCTACTGACGGAACTCCTACCTTTAAGAATTACTATCCGGCCAGTACAACGGCACTTGGAAGCGGACCCATAGAGGCTTATATCTATGACGATCCTAACCAATTGTTTATTGTTCAGGCGGACGGTGCTTCGGCCCAAACATGTATAGGCAGAAATGCTGATACTGATGGGATAGGTGGTAGTACAACAACTGGTGTTGCTACTCGCGAACTCGACTCTAGTACCATAAACACTACAGCAGCACTTCAGCTTAAGATTGTAGGCGTGGTCCAAGATGACGTAAACGGTGATCTCACTGCCGATAATGCGAACTTAATTGTTTTAATTAATGAGCATTACATGCGCGGTGCAGTCGCTGGTACATAAGGAGTAATATAAATGGCAATTACCAGAGGTCAATTAGTCAAAGAATTACTTCCAGGCTTGAACGCATTATTCGGCCTTGAGTACGATAGATACGACAAGGAATCAGAAGAAATTTTTGAAACCGAGTCAAGTGATCGTGCTTTCGAGGAAGAAGTAATGCTTACAGGCTTTGATACCGCACCGGTTAAGTCGGAAGGAGCAGGCGTAGCGTTTGACCAAGCCCAAGAGGCTTTCACATCTCGCTACACACATGAAACTGTTGCGCTGGCATTCAGTATTACAGAAGAAGCGGTCGAAGATAACTTGTACGATAGATTATCGGCAAGATATACAAGAGCGCTTGCAAGAAGTATGGCGAATACCAAGCAAATCAAAGGCGCTTCTGTGTTAAATCGTGCATTCAATTCAAGTTACCCAGGCGGTGATACGAAAGAACTTTGCGCAACTGACCACCCAACTGTGGGTGGTGCTAACTTGCGTAATGAGCTTTCAACATCTGCGGACCTGAGCGAAACTTCGTTGGAGCAAGCATTGATTGACATAGCGGCATTTACTGATGAGCGTGGTTTAAAAGTAGCTCTTCAAGGGACTAAGTTAATTATCCCTAAAGAACTACAATTCGTTTCTGATAGAATATTGGAATCACCAGGCAGAGTCAGCACCGCTGATAATGATATTAACGCTATACGCAATATGGGCATGGTCCCTGAAGGCTATACAGTTAACCATTATCTAACGGATACTGATGCTTGGTTCATCAAAACTGATTGTCCGAACGGATTCAAAATGTTTGATCGTTCACCAATCAGAACTTCGATGGAAGCTGATTTTGATACCGGTAATGTTAGGTACAAGGCTCGCGAGAGATACTCATTCGGGTGGTCTGACCCCCGTTGTGTATTCGGTAGCCCTGGAGCGTAAGGCTAGTATGTAATTATGGAACCCCGCCGGGGGTTTCTTACTCAACCCGGCACTTTATTCCTAGACACTTTCAAAAATTTTCTGCTATACTCAATCTTAGACCGAGATAATTTGTTGTATCAACTGACTCGGCAGACAAACTCCAAGATGATGCAACAGTTTTAGTTAGGAGAATAAAATGGCTAAATCAACTTTTTCAGGTCCAGTAAGATCCCTTGCTGGGTTTATTAATGCAGGATATAACTCTTCTGTGAGTTTAACGGCTAATACTACAATTACAGTGGCTTCGCATGCAGGTAGACCACTTTTAACTAATGATGCGGATGGTGTGTTTACACTTCCAAGTATCGTAGTTACAGAGCCTACAGATAAGACAGATCCAAACCAACTATGTAACCTAGGTGCTCAGTTCACTTTTATAGTAGTAACTGCTGCTACAGATATGGATATAGTAACTGATGGTACAGATAAGTTTGTTGGTGGTGCGTATACTGGTATTGATGATAGTGCAGCCGGTAAGACCTTTATTTCTGGTTCATCTAATGATGTTATTACTCAAAATGGTACTACGAAAGGTGGACTAGCAGGTAGTATTGTTGTTGTAACTGCTATAGCAAGTGCTAAGTATCATGTTGCAGCTCAATTATTAGGATCAGGAACTTTAGTAACACCATTTGCTGATAGTTAATAGTAGGAGGTAAACATGGCTGATTCAGTCACAGGACCAACTATTCAGTACGACTTTGATAAGAAGCTGGTCACGTATTGTTCTGTATATTCGGATGGAAGTGGCAGTAGCACAACATTAGTTGATGTTTCTGCACTTGAAAAATCGACTACAAACGGTAAGTCATGCACGCACGTTGCACTAAATAAAATTTGGTACACCGTAAGCGGAGCCCCTGATGCACCGGCCTCTCTAGATTGGGACGCAACGACAGACGTTACTTTTTTAACATTGGCGTATGACAATTTCTTTGATTTTAGTGATATTGGTGGTTTGGTAAATACAGAGGCATCTGGCTATACTGGCGATGTCCTTTTGGTTATACCTTCTACAGCTGATGCTGGTAATGAATACACGGTTTGGGGTGAATTCTTAAAATATTACGAAGCACCACATAATTAGGAGAAATGACTAAGAAAACGGCAAAAGTTTCTTCAAAGAAACCAGTGAAAGCTAAAATTGCTGTGGGATGTGGAAAGGTCATGGAAAGTCGTAGAAAAGTAACTAAGTATTTTTAGGAGAAAAAATGCCGGGATTAACACGCAGAAGAAACGCTATACGAGAAGGAATAGACTGGAGCAAAAGCGACAGTTATGTCCTTAGTTATAAAAAAGGCGGTGTAGTTAAAAAAGGTAAGAAAAAACCTAAAGCGCCTGGTGGTTATTAATGTATGGCTACTTCAGGAACTACTTCATTTGATCTTAGCGTAGATGAGCTTATAGAAGAGGCTTATGAGCGTTGTGGTATTGAATTACGTACGGGCTATGATTTAGACACAGCCCGTCGTTCCCTAAATCTTTTAATTGCTGAATGGGGCAATCGAGGTCTTAATCAATGGCTTATTACCAAAAGTAATTTCACGGTTACGGAAGGAGATACCTATTATGACCTGGGCACGGATATTGTTGACATAACATCTGCTGCTATTCAACGGGACAATATTGATTACCAGTTAAATAGGATTAGTCGTTCGGATTATTTATATACGCCAAATAAGGCCAGTAAAAGTAGACCAACACAGTTCTTTTTAGAAAGGCATATAACACCGAGAGTATATCTTTATCCGGCACCAGAAAATTCTACGGATATAATTTATTACTATGCGTTAACTCGAATGCAAGATGCCGGAGATTACACTAATAATATGGAGACTGTATTCAGATTTCTCCCGTGTATGACGGCAGGGCTGGCTTATTATTTAGCTATGAAAAGAGCGCCGGATAGAGTACAGTTATTAAAACAGATTTATGATGAGGAATTTGACCGAGCAGCTTTTGAAGATATAGATTCAGTTAGCTCTAGGTTTGTACCTCCTCGACTTATAATTTAAGGAGAAAACAATGGCTACCAACTGGAGAGATTTATTTAAGCAACCACTACCACCACCCCCACCAGAAGGATCTGGGATAGAATCTTTAATCGATCTCTGGTCCACTATTCCATCAGATTTAAAACCTACTCAGCCTTGGACTTCTGAATTTTTACCCATTGAACCTACAGCGCCTGAGCGCCGACCGCCGGTGCATCAGCGGCCGTGGCAGGGGCAAATCAATCCTGACCTTTTACCAGGCATACCACCTTCTCCACTCCCAACTAAAGACACTAGACTAGGAAGCTTAGGAGTGGGAGCCGACCAAGGCGTTGCTCGGCTCGCCGAACTAGAAGCAAAAAGCCCAATCGCACAGGAGTGGTATGCTAGCGAGGGAGCGCCACCAGAAACGCTATATCCTACTGAAAAAGAATACCCAGGCCCAGGACCGGAACAAACAATGGCTCAAACACCGGGGCAGAGGCTACAGGATCTTTTAATTCAAAAGAGTGCTTTAGAGGCTCAATTACAGAAACTAAATAGCCAAATTCAGAAACTTCAAGCGCTTACTAATCCTCCTAGGGTATTTCCTCCGGGGGACTAATGTGGCCTTTGCAGCGGGTAAACTTGCATGGGGGATTTGCGATACGTGTGGACAACGCTATCGCTTAAGACAACTTAAAGAACAATGGGACGGCTTTAAGGCTTGCCCCGAATGCTTTGACCTTAAACAACCACAACTAGATCCTCCCCCTGTTGGAGCAGATCCTGAAGCAATTCTAAATCCCAGGCCCGATCGCACGGAACCAGCGGCTGTGTCCATGTTGACCAGTAACCCCCTTCTATCCACAGCATCGAGTGCGGTTATTAAAGTATTTCAGGATGACCACGGCAAATCTACGGGGGATAAAGTACGCTTTAGAAATGTGGAAGCTTTTGATGGATTTACTGTTGATACGTTACAAGATCCAAATGGGTACTCTATAACTAAGGTAGATGCCGATACCTATACATTTAGTGCAGTTGCAGGGACGGGAACAGTAGGTACAAGAGGCGGAGGGCCTTTTGTCACAGTGGGTCCTGCACAGGCTTTATTGTCTTTAAATCCTTTCCGGAGCGGAGATGCGGGAGCCAATACAGTTATTTCTGTGACCGAGTTTAAACACAATCGGACCACGGGCGATACCGTGCGCTTTAGATCGACACAAGCTTTTGACGGAGTTACAACAACCGTGCTTGAAAGCGCAAGTGGGTATACAATAACTGTCGTGGATCCACGACAGTTATTG